ATAAATTTCTACGTAGAACTCCTGCAAGCGAAGGCCCTCCGGCGTATGCATCAACTAGTGACGGCGAAACTGACGGCGATCCAACTATTCCTCATAATGAATTAGTGAGAATTAGAACTCGTACTGGACATCAAATACTGTTGCATAACAGCGAAGATTTAATTTATATTGGCAATGCTAAAGGTACAACATGGATTGAATTAACTAGCAACGGTAAAATTGATATCTATGCTAAAGACAGTATTAGTGTACACAGTGAAAATGACATTAATTTTACCGCAGACAGAGATATTAATTTAACGGCTAAACGTAATCTTAACATTAATTCAACAAAAGAAACACGAATAACTAGCGGAACAAAAACGCATATTAAAAGCACAGAGCAGCATATTGAAACAGCTGGCCAAATACACATGAATGGTCCAGCAGCAACTGAAGCTCCTAAATCTGCAAGAATCCCTACAGCAGAGCCTTGGGCAGGGCATGAGAATTTAGATCCGCTATCCCATACTCCTGATCTAACAGAAGCAGTCTTAGCACCAGAATTAACCGAACCTGAATATTTTAAAAAGTATACAACGGTTACTGATCCATTTGAAAAAATTAAACCACCTGATACGGAGCAACAGTAATGACTACAAACTCTAATTTATACGACAAAATTGTATTAACCCCTCCTATAAGAAATACCGATGTTCCTAGAAGTAAAACATACAAAGGTTTTAGTACAATAAATCAAAGTACTGAAAATTTTAGCCTGTATGATTTAGAATTAATTAAACAAGATATATTAAATCATTTCCATGTCCGTCAGGGCGAACGTCTAATGAATCCAGAGTTTGGCACAATTATTTGGGATATATTATTTGAACCGTTAACTGAAGATATTAAGCAAGTGATTACTAAAAATGTCACAGATATTATTAACTATGATCCTAGAGTAAAAGTAGATCAAGTTATAGTTACTGCATACGAATCAGGTATTCAAATTGAATGTATTTTAACATATTTGCCGTATAACATTAGTCAGAGTATGCAGTTGACATTTGATCAAAAGAATGGACTGCTTGCACAATAAACTACGCGGTTTATAAAAGCAATAAATATATAAAATAGGAACGATTATGTCATCAACAGATAGACAAAACAGATTATTAGTAGCAGAAGATTGGAAGAAAGTATATCAATCTTTCCGTAATGCTGACTTCCAGAGTTACGATTTTGAGAATCTTCGTAGGACTATGATTACCTACATTCGTCAAAACTATCCTGAAGACTACAACGATTATATTGAATCTAGCGAATACCTTGCCCTAATTGACCTTATTGCGTTCTTGGGCCAAAGCATAGCTTTCCGCGTTGATTTAAATGCCCGTGAAAATTTCTTAGAACTGGCCGAACGAAGAGAATCAGTATTACGCCTTGCTCGCCTACTAAGTTATAACGTAAAGCGTAATCAAACTGGTAACGGTCTTTTAAAATTTTCTAGCGTTTCAACAACACAGAATGTTTTAGATAGCAACGGTAGAAATTTATCAAGTCAAACTGTGGTATGGAATGATCCAGCTAACTCAAATTGGTATGAGCAATTTATTAAAATAATAAATTCTGCACTGCCACAAGCACGTCAATTTGGAAATCCTGACGACAAAGCAACGATTGCTGGAATACCAACTGAACAATATCGTTTTCAATCAAGCAATACTGATGTTCCAGTATATGCATTTTCAAAACCAATTGACGGCAGAACTATGAGTTTTGAAATAGTGTCAACAGTCTTTAAAGATCAAGACTACATCTACGAAGAAACACCTACAGTAGGTAATCATCTAGCATTTTTATATCGAGATGACGGAAAAGGTGCAGCAAGCCCTTCTTCTGGATTTTTCCTACATTTCCGACAAGGTTCATTAAATCAAGGATCATTTACTATTACACAACCCAATAGTAATGAGAGCATTGATATTGATGCAGTAAACATTAATGATACAGATGTATGGTTATATCGTTTAGATAAGAATGGATTAGAATCAGAGCAATGGGCCAAAGTTCCTAGCTTTGAAGGCAACAACATCATTTACAATAGCCTTAGCAAAAATATTAAGAATATATACGGAGTTGTAACTAGAGCAGGCGATAGAATTAGCCTAGTGTTCAGCGACGGCACTTTTGGAAATCTACCATTAGGTACTTTTAGAACTTACTATCGTATAAGCAATGGACTTACCTATACTATTAATCCTAAAGACATCAAGGGTGTTTCAATTGATATTCCTTATGTGTCTAATGTAGGACAGTTAGAAACATTAACTATTACTCTTGGATTACAAACTTCTGTTTCAAATAGTTCTGAAACAGAATCTAATACAGATATTAAAACTAAAGCCCCGCAAACATACTACACACAAAATAGAATGATTACTGGAGAAGACTATAATATCAGTCCGCTAGCAGTTAGTCAAGATGTTGCAAAAGTAAAAGCGGTTAATAGAAGTTCAAGCGGTATTAGCAGATATTTTGATCTAGTAGATCCTACAGGAAAATATAGCTCTACAAATTTATTTGCCGATGATGGTATAATTTACAAGCAAGAATATACAGAAGATTTTAGATTTAATTTTGTTACACGCACTGATATAGAAGGAATAATTTATAATCAAATTTTAGATATTTTAAAGAAAAATAGTCTAAGAGATTATTATTACGATAAGTTTGATATTATTCCTACAGTAGGACAAAACATCAACTGGCGCCAGCAAACTAAAGATACTAACGAAAGTACTGGCTATTTTTATTCAAAATTAGATGCAGCTGATCTAAAGAAGATAGGCAGCTATGTTGTTACAACTTTAAAGTATGTTGAAATTGGATCACTAATAAAATTTAATTCGCCTTCAGGTTTTTATTTCAACAAAGATAATAACAATGAGCTGACTTCTATTAATAATTTAAATACCACTGATGTACTATGGGCAACGGTAGTTGGCGTTAGTGGTGATGGCACAGCTGGGGGTACTGGATTATTATCTACCGGCCTTGGCCCAGTTACTTTAAGCATCCCAATCCCTTCATCTGCTGAATTAGCACAGATTATTCCAAAGTGGAGAGCTACGTTAGAAACTGGTACAATATCTACAATGATTGATTTGATATTTTCAAATAAACCATTTGGTCTACGTTATGATTCTGTTGGTACTAGAACATGGAAGATTATATTTGAAACAAATTTAAATCAAACTAGCGACTGGAATAACGGTAAAGCTGGCGATTTTACTAATCAACAATTAGACTCTAGTTGGTTAGTATTATTCACGACTGACAATGAGTATTATACTGTAACAACACGTCTATTAAGATATGTATTTGAAAGCGATAAAAAAGTAAGATTTTATTTTGACGCTACTAATAAAATATATGATAGTAGAACAAATTTAATTGTTAAAGATAAAATTAATGTATTAAACATCAACACTGTGCCTAACGATACAATACCGTTTACAGTGGATATTCCTTGGGAAATTTCGTCAGATTTTAAAGGCCTTGACGGATATAAAGATACTAAAAAAATTGAGATTACATTTGCTGACGACAATGACGACGGCATAGTTGATAATCCTGAAATATTTAAAAATTTAGTTGACCCAACTAACTCATTAATTGACTACAAAGATCGATACATTGTACTTGAAAAATACACAATTGAACCAGGGCAAGAAGATTATAGGTACCTTGATAACAGTACTAATACTGTAATAATTTTATCTTCAGAAACTGCTACCGGTAGTTTACTAAACTATACAGACGGCCAATATTTTTATTTTATTGATGCTGATGTAGTAAAACAATTAGACTTATTACGTGGCAATTTAAATGCATCTTTAAATTATAAAGTATATCAAGGAAGACCTTATCTTAAATTTCAATATGTGCATAGTGCAGATTATGAAACAAGAATTGACCCAAGTGTTAGCAACATAATGGATGTATATGTATTAACTAAAAATTATGATATTCAGTTTAGACAATGGTTATCGGGTAGTAGAACCTATGAACCTCTGCCTCCAAGTTCTGATGCATTATTTTTATCGTTATCACCAAGTTTAAATTTAATAAAATCTATAAGCGATGAGATAATTTACCACCCAGTAAAATATAAAGTTTTATTTGGATCTGAAGCTTCTACTGATGTACAAGCAGTATTCAGAGTGACTAAGAATCAAGCACAAGTAGCTAGTGATAACGAAATTAAATCTAGAGTTCTTGTTTCTATAAACGAATTCTTTTCCTTAGAAAATTGGGATTTTGGCGATACATTTTATTTCTCAGAACTGGCTGCGTACATACACAGAAACATGGGTGGCATTGTAAGTTCGGTGGTCTTGGTACCACTGGACCCATTGAAATATTTTGGTGACTTGTATGAAATACATTCAGCACCAAATGAAATATTTGTCAATGGTGCCGGCGTAAGCTCAGTAGAGGTTATCACTTCCTTGACTTCAACTAATATCAGAACTGCACCTGGCAGCGGAGTAATTTAATGGCCATAACAAAGTCGGTAGATTTTCTACCACCGATATTCCAAACTAGCACTAATAAGCAATTCTTATCAGCTACATTGGATCAACTGGTTCAGGAACCTGAATTTAAAAAGA